CTTCATCTTCTGATCGAATTATACCGGCAGATTTAATAAAAACAACTACTCTACTATTTTTAATTTCTGCAAAGATTCTACTTACTTTATCAGTTTTGGTTACTTTAGAAATATAATAATTGACCAAATTTAGTACAACTTCAGGTGTTTGAAAATAAACATCATAATCATTAGGATTTTCCCCTAATAACATTGATGCTATTGCTCCACCAGTTACAATATAATCATTTTTTACTTCTTTTCTCAAGACTTCATCATCAATAGATTTAATCCATTTATCCATTTTATTTTGGATAGTCTGAACAATAGTTTTTCTCTTAAAACCTCTTTTATTATCCACCTAAAATTTCCTTTACATTGATTGACATTTCTGTAATTTCAACACCCATATTTCTAAGAATATATTCTCTAATTTTATTAGCTTCTTCAAATTTTTTATTTACATTTTCTGCATTAATTTTATTTTTATCAAGAGAATCTTCCATAACAGCAAATTGTGATAATTTAGCACATTCATAAATTAACATTTTTGCAAATTTTTTATAATTAAAATCTTCTAAATCCCAACATTGAAAAGCAAAGTAATCTATTTTATCTTTATTCATTTTTTAAATCTTTTATTTCTAGATTTTGTTTTTTTAATTCTTCTAATAAATTTTCTGCTCTTTTCCCCCAATCTCTCCATCCATAAGAATGTGGTTCATCGTTAATAATTTCATCACAAAATGCTTCCATTTCCTTTTCTTGAGATAATTTTTCTACATCAATATTATATGGATTTGAATATACACCAATAAATTTTCTATCCTTGGAATCTTCCGAATTATAAAGAAGATATAAAGAAATAGCAATTTTATCCACAAGAGTTAAATTATTAGGTTTAATAGAAACTTTCATTTTAACATTCATTTATTATTCCTTAATTATAGTAATTTTCATGAATAAATATACCATGTTGAGAAAAAATGTTCAAGGAAAAAATGACATATTATAATCCATGGTTATATAATAATAAAATTTTAGAAGATGAAGACCTAGAAAATTATGTTGGTTTTGTATATAAAATTACCAATAAATTAAATGGAAAGTTTTATATAGGAAAAAAAAGTTCTATTTCAACTAAAACTAAAATTATTAAAGGTAAAAAGAAAAAAACAAAATCAATATCGGCATGGAAATCTTATTGGGGAAGTTCTTCTTACCTTAAAGAGGATATTGAAAAATTAGGAAAAGAAAATTTTAGCAGAGAAGTATTACATCTCTCTAAAACCAAAACTGACCTTTCCTATTTAGAATTAAAAGAACAAATCCTACAAGGTGTCATGGAAACAGATTTATCATACAATATATGGATAATGGTAAGAATTAGAAAAAATAATGTAAAATTAATATGAAGAAGCAATGAGCCATTCTTTAACTATATCATTTCTACAAATATCTTGAATTTCCATTTCTACTTTAACAAAACTTTTCATTCTATCGATTATTTTATGAAGATTATTAATACAAGATATTTCTCTTGTATTTTTTAAATCTCCTTGTTTTTCATCTCCAAGAATTATTAATCTACAATCTTTACCTGTTCTGGTAATTACAGTATCTATTTCTTCCATTGTCATATTTTGAACTTCATCAATAATAATTACTGCATTATCTATGGTTATTCCTCTAAGATAGGATGTAGAAATAAATTTAATTTTTTCTTTAAATTTTAATTCTTTATAGGAATTTGATTTACTGAATAATTCATTACAAATTCCTATAAATGGAAGTTCAAATATTTCATTTTTTTCTTCTTCAGTACCAGGAAGATAACCTTGGGTTCTGCTCGGTACTGCTGATCTTACTAATATTATTTTATCGTAAAATTCATCTTCCAGAACAGCTTCTAATGCAAGATAAAGAGAAATCATTGTTTTTCCTGTTCCTGCAAATCCATGTATAAATAAATGTTTTCCTTTATCAAAATAATCAAATATTTTTTGTTGGTTTATCGTTTTCGGTTTTATAGGTAAAAGTGTTAAAGTATTGGATTCTTTGACTTTTACTTTAGATACCATTAAATGATCCTTTTCTTTTTTTTTGATCATTTCTATTTATCTTTTTTCTAAAAATTTATGGAATTTGTATCGTGTTTCCCGGATTTGCCTTTTGCATGGCTTTCAATTTACTTCTCCATGCATCCGAAACAGGTAATTTTCCAATTCTATAGGCATAATTCATACACTTAAAAATCTGTTGAATATTAGGATTATTTTTTAGATAATCCTTAAATTCTTCGTAGGACATTTGAACATCATTTTCTTTTTCTGTATTTTTATCTAGAACTGTATAAATCATTATTATTTTATTTCTTCTACTTTTTTATATAATTTAGCTTCTTCTAAATTTTCTAGAAGAGAAAGAATAGAATGCGCCAATTTAATATCTAATTTAGCATCTCTATAATCATATGTCATTTTTTCCTTTATATAAGCATTATACCTTTCAAAAATTTTATATGTATAATCTTCAATATCCTTACAAAGAGTTGTAAAATCTAAATTAAGAGTATTTTTTTCTTTTTGATTTTTTAATTCTATAAGTTCTTCTAATATTGTAGAAATATTAAATTCATCAAGATAATCATCTTTAAAATAAAAAGTAACATTTCCTTCATAATCTATGTCAAATATATAATATTTTGTATTTTTTTCAAAAGCAAAGTTTTTTAAAATTCTCCATTCCATAATTTTATTCCAAAAATCACTATTATAAGTTATAATCATTTTTATTTTCCTTTGCTTTTTCTTTGGCTCTTTCTTTACCTTCTTTAAAAGGATTTAAAAGTCTACCTAAAACATATCCATTTTTTTCAGCTTCTTCTAAAGAAACTAAAAAATCTTTGACTCCATTATTATACCATCTTTTTCCTTTATTTGGTTCAATAGGAACGAGAATTGGCCTTTCTTGATTAAATTTTTTAAGAAGTTCCTCTGTTTCATCTGGAATTACATCTTCTTTTTCTTCTCTTTTTTCAGGTAACATACCAGGATATGCATCACATATCAAGTCATATGTTATTCCAGGATAAGGTAAAGATTTATCTTTCATATAAATTAATAATTCTGCATCTTCCGAATGAAGAGATTCTAATAATTGAATAAAAAGATTTTCTCTTTTTTGTTGATTTAATTTATCATTTCCTCCTTTACAAAAAATATATAATTTTCTATATTCTCTATAAAGTTTTGAATCTAAATCCGCATTTTCATTAAAAGAAGTATAAATCATTGGACCTTTAGGAAGTAACCATTCTACTCCTGGGTGTAAAGCTCCCTGAATAATATATCTTAGAGGTTCGTTATAAATTGTCCTAAGATATTCAATTTGAATAGGTTTTCCTCTAATTTGTAAATCTGAAGCAGTTTTTAATAATAATGAAATTCTGGTAGGTTGCATTTTTTTCCTTTTTTAAAAATCTTGTATATTCGATAATTGCTCTTTTAAATTATGTTGTATAAAATAATTTATTAAATTTTTTTTCTTTTTATTTATTTGATTTTGGTAAGATTCTAATATATTTTCTTGGATATCTTTAGGAGTCATGGATAAATCAATTAATTTTCTATTAAAATTAAATCTTTCTTGATATTCTTCTGGAATATTTTTTTCTTTCCACCATAAATCAATTTTATTTTGAAAAACTGGTTTTTGTCTTTTACCCAAAGCAATTGAATCCAAAGAAGAAAATATATTAGGAATAGAGTCAGAAGTACAACCTTTTATAATATTTTCAAAAAGATACTTATTAGGATCATTTGTTTCATAATATTTTTTATCTACTGTAGAATATTGTTTTACATTAGGATATTTTTGTAATGAAATAAAATCTTTATCTCGACTTATTATTAATATAGGTTCTTTATAAGATTTATTTACCAGAAATCCTATAATATCATCACTTTCAGCTTTATCAACTTCAATTACAGGATATTTAAAATTATCTGATATTTCCTTTTTAATTTTATCCATGTAAATATATAGATCAGACCAATTTACAGAAGATTTATCTCTGTCTTTTTTTCTTTTAATTTTATAATAGGGAAATAAATCTTTTCTCCAATAATCTCTAGAATCACAAGAAATAATTAATTGTCCATATTCTGAAAACTTTTGTTTTACTGATTTAATTGAATTTAAAACCATATGTCGAATTAGGTCTTCATTTAATTCGACAGTTTCATTCATAAACAAATATTGCATAATATTTGCAATGAGTGTCCCGTTAAAATCCATAATTAACAAATTAATTATACTCCATTAAAATCATATAAAATTTATTTTCCAAATCCAAATAATAAGCAAAAATAAGCTAATACAATAAACATACAAAATAATTTATATTTTATTTTGTATGAATATAAACAATATAAAGAAACTGACATACAAAACATAAATAAAATAGAACCACATAATTCTTTCATTTTTATCTCTTATAATCGAAAACTACTTCATTTTTTTCAAAGGCACGAGGTAAGTCCTTAAGTTGATTTAAAAGACCTTCCCACTGAACTTTTCGAAAATTCCAATTATGAATTTGATCAACATAACCTTTTTGACCTTTTAAACGTAATTCTAAGTTTTTCTCATTTAGAAGAGAATCAATTGCTAATTTTGTAGCATTAAAAAAAGAAATTGCGTGTTTTTGTAAATCTTCCTGATATTGATATTGAAATGTCCAATTTGCAGAAGTTTCATAAAGAGCCCCATAATTAGAATGAACACAAAGTAAACCTGCCGACATTGCTTCTATTAGACATAAACAGCTACATTCTTGCCAAATAGAAGGATACACAAAAATATGGGAATTTCGTAGGGCTTCTCTTACAACAGAATTTTCCTGACTTCCATGATAATTAATCGAAGGATGTTGTCTACAAAAATCAAATAATTGTTCATATTCTTTATCTCTTTGATCCCAACCATAAAGTTTGAATGAAGAATAAACATCTAATTCAACATTAGGATAAAACTTTAATAATTCTGGAAATACAGAAACAAGAATATTTAAACCTCTATGGGGAGTAGGGGTATAGATTAACCTAATCTTATCTGTTGGTTTATAATAAGAGACATTTTCAATAGGGATAATAGAATTTTCAATTACCAAACATTTTGACCATGGAATTTTAAATTTATTAATAAAAGATTGCATTTGCCAATTTGATACGAATACAATAAGATGAAATTTCTTCCATCCTCCGTTATCAAGATAATTTAGCTGAGGGTCTTCTGCTAAATCGTGAATATAAGCAATTCTTATTTTACTTTCATCTAAAGGTTCTGTAAGCCGAGTAGGAATAATTTGAAAATTTGATAATAATTCTTCTGATAATGATTCTTTTAATCTATTCATTAAAAGTTCTGTTCCACCTTTAGCCGTCAATTTATTTCTCCCAACGATCTGCTGCTTGTTTAATTGTTAAATCCGGTACAATTTGATCAGAATATTTTCCTACGGTAGCATAAGTAACTACCCTAACAAAACACCAATAAACTAACCTTTTTGGAAGTTTATAAGCTATATTCATTATTAATTTATCTAACATTTATTCTCCTAAGTTTTTGATTGAATTAATAGTTAAGATTGTATGAAATCCTTCCGAATGAGTAGGAAATTCAAAAGATTTCTTCATACTTTCTACAACAGAAGAAGGAATTGTTTTTCCAGAACGAGAATTAAGTCTTTTATTATATATTTCTTCATCTGGGCATTCAATAACAATAGCTATTTTTTTATAATTTTTTGGAATTAGATCAAGAATTTTTTTTCTGGATTTTACGGTTAAATTTGTCCTATCAACAAGAATATTTTTATTTTCTAAAACTGACTTTTTAATTATATCAAAAAATATATTTGTTGCTTCTTTAATATTACTTTCAAAAATTTCATTATAAGTTTTACCTTCTAAAACAGCAATTCTTTCTAAAATTCCATCAGAAGAACAAATAACACCATTATTATGAAAATAATTTTGACTTATCCAAGTAGATTTTCCAGAGGCGGGAAAACCTACCATCATATAAAAATATGGTCCTAAAATTAAAGACATCGAAATCCTTCTTTATTTTCTTCTGTATAATAACAATTTTTAAATTCAAATGTAGAAATTGCCCTATAACAACCTAAGCATGGACGACATAAACCAGAAATATAAGAGCCACGAGGTTTAGTTTTTTTTACTCTACAAACAAAAATAGAACATTTCTTAAAATCTTCAATATCGATCTTTTTATAAATATTTTTAATAGCACAAACTTCTGCATGTAAAAAAATAGAATTAGAATTTCTAGAATATTTCTTTTGAAAAGGATGGGTTTTCAAAAAATTCTGTCCAAATGAAATAATATCGTTTTTGTAGGTAATGCAAGAAACTATTTTTGCATTACCTACACTTTCAATATCTGAAGCCATATTGAACAATAAATTAAAAATCTTAGATTGATCCATAATAATTAGTCCATTTCAGTTGCTACTTAAGAGCATAGATCAATTTTTTAGAAATGTCAAGAAAATATTTGGCTCCTAGTGTGGGTAACGATCCCACCTAAACATTGCTTAATTTTACAATACATTATTTTAGTATTGTTTAATCTTCCAATACATTATTTCAGTATGGACCACTAACTTATAATATATTATAAGTCGTTAATCAGGCAAGTCCTTGCACCATGCTTGGATTCCTAGGAAAACTCTATTATTTATCTAATGTAGATAACCAAAAAGTATTAAAATTAAAATAATTATTATAACTAAAGTTATATTATTCATTTAAATCTTCTCCCAAAGCTGTAAGATAAAGATCAAGTAATTCTTGTTCTTCTTCTCTTTCTTCCCGATCTTTTTTACGAAGTTTTAAAATAATTTTGACAATTTTTGCATCAAAACCAACACCTTTAACTTCTGTAAATACTTCTTTAATTTGTTCTGAAATATCTTTCTTTTGTTCTTCTAAGTTTTCAATTCTTTTGATAAAATCTAGAAGTGCCTCACTATTAAGTGTTGATGCAGATTTAATTGTCTCTTCCTCCTTAATATCTTCCCTAAGAGCATTTTCTAAATCTGAGGATGTTGTATATGACATTTTTTTTCTCCTTTATAATAAATTTTAAAGTTTCTGGATAGATTTCAGAATATTCCCAATAATTTATAAAAGTGTCATTTATGTTATAGATATATTTTTTAAATATCCATTCTAACCAAATATATTTTCCATTTTTTAATCTAACAGGATACCATGCAAACCAAATATATCCATTGGTATTTCTTGTATATTCTTCATAATAAGTTTTTCCAAATTTCATTTTATGTCTCTAACGTTGAGGTTTAACAAATACCAGAGAATTATCCTCAAGTCTATAAATATCCCATCCAGGATATTTTTTCTTAAATTCTGCAAAAAATTTAATATCTATTTGTGCTAAGACTTTTTTAATCATTTAATTGATATTCTTTCTTAATCCATTCATTAATATTTGTTTCTTTAAATAAAGTTGTCCAAAATACATCATCATTTTCTATTTCTTTTCTTTTAAAGTCAACTCCTAATTTATCAGAACGAGAAAATTTTTGTGCGGTAACTTTTGTTAGATATCCAGCTTCTAAGGCTAAATCAAACATACCCGACCATTTTTGAATTCCACCATCAAAATCTACTGTAATAGGTACTTTAGAACCTTCTCTAACAAATCTAGATTTTTCTATTCGAATGGTAAAATTATATCCTAATAATTCTTTATCGGCATCTTTATTTTGAGATTTTGAAATAATCCAAATTATATTTGCTCCATAAATTCCACCAGAACCTCCTGATACTATCTCTTTAGAATATAAATCTAAAGTATCATAGGTATGATTAATAGCAATTACATAAATATCTTTTAATGCTACTCTTGGTCCAATCATTCTAAATAATGATTTCATTTTTTTAGAACGTGTTAAATCGACTGTTCCTTTACCTTCTTTGGCATCTGTAATTTCTTTAATAGAGGCAAGATTACCCAAAGAATCAATAAGAATTAATAATTTATCACCCTTTTCAACAGAATCAATTTGATTAACAATGTCAGAATTTAATTGATCTAAATCAACTACAGGAGTATGAACAATATTTTCCACATTTAATTTATTAAAATAACTTTCTGGTGTACCAAATTCAGAATCATAGAAAAGAACAGCCCCTTGTGGAAATTTAGAAATAAACGTATTTGTTAATTCAATGGCAAATTTTGATTTAAAATGTTTAGATTTTGCAGCAATTTGTAATATACCAGGAGGCATTCCACCTTCCAAAGCATCACCAGTCAAAGCAATATTAAGGCAAGGATAAGGAGTTGTAAGTAATTTTTTTTGTTCAAACACTTTAGAATTTTTTAAAGTGGAAGTTTCTTTAATAGTTGAATTTTTTAATAAACGTTCTGATAGAGATACCAATTAATTTTCCTTTTCTTATTATTCTAAAATTTTATCATCAAAAGTGAATGTATCATCTTTTCTAGGAATAAACAAGTTTTTTTTCTTAATCTGAGAAAATGAAAATTGTGATGCTATCAATAATACAAGAGCAAGAGGATCAAAAACAAAAATAATAATAGAAATTATATATCTTACTGTTTCTTCTAATTGTTCTTTGTTAGAATTACCAAAAAACATTTTAGAGATATAAAGCAATGGTCCAAAACGAGAATCTATTACAGCATTAGAATTATCTGTATTAATTTTATTAATTTTAAGATTTTCTATAATTTCCATATGTTTATTTTTTTCATCAAGTAAAGAATCTCTTGTTTTTTTTTGAATACTTCCTTGTTGGATAGAAGTTAAAACTTTACCTTGTTGTATTAATTTAGCAAGAGAATTATCTATTTGTAAAATTTGAGAATCAATATCTTTTATTATTGAATTTTCATTTTCTATTTTAGATTGTATAATTTCTATTTGTGATGTTTGAGAATTATTAATAATTTCTTGCTGAATATGAGCATTAGAAAGAAATCCGAAAATTCCAATAGAATTAACGAACATCAAAATAAGAATAGAAATTACAAGATATGTTTTAACAAGAAATGGAGAATGCCAATTTTTATGTAGAAAAATAACAGATGCAACTTTTCCTAACTCTAAAATCACGCCCATGATAATAACAGGAATCACAGCACCAGGAAATATCGTGGTAAGACCAGTTATTGAAAAAAAGGCCGAAACACAAGAAATAGAAAGAGCTATAATAAGTGTTAAAATTCCTATTAAAATTATTCTATACTCATATTTTTAATGGTTTCATACATATCTAATTTTAAATTTTCATATTTTTCTTTTGCTTTTTTAATATCTTCAGCAGTAGGAAGTTTTTTCTTTACAATTTTTTCATTTTCTTTCAATTTTTGTTGTTCAATACAAGAAACAATATTATTAATTTCTTCTTCTGGTATCTCTTCTTCTTCAGTAGGACTTCCAAAGGAAAATTCTAAATCTTTCATAGTTACTTTGGTAATTTCTTTAGTATCTTGATTATAAAAAGGAATTTCTGTTTCTGGTGTAAATCCAGAAGTCATAAACATAAACATATTTTGACGTAAAAATTCTTGTTTTACATTTATCAATAATTCAATTAAATATAAATAATTATTTTTATTTTTTTCTTTTCTAAATTCATTTTCTTCTGTATCACCAATATTTTTAACTCTGGCAACAATAGCCTCAATTAAATTTTTTTGATCAGAACTTAAATCAATATTAAATTTAAGTTTAGGCGTTGTATTTTCTTCATAATTTTTTTCTTTTTGATATTCTTCTTGATAATCCTGAAGATCATTCATTATTCTATCAATATTCATTATTCCTCCATATATTTTTGTAATTTATTCATAAGATCAGTGACTTTTTCCGCTCTTGTTGGCCAATAAAGATAAGGTTTAAGAGGGTCTTGTCTTAAATGCTCAAATAAAGGCCAAAGCATTTTTTTAATACCAATAAGTTTTCTTTGAACATCAGTTAATTGATCTGTTTTTTTGTTAAGAGCTTCTTTTTCTGCTTTCTTAACATCATCTTCACTCATGGCGTTAAAACCAAAATCCCAAATTAATGTTTCTTCTGTATCGTCCATTATTTTTTTCCCTTAAGTTGTAATTTTATATAATCCAAATATCCATCTTTATAATATCTTTTACAATACATTTCATCTGGTAAAGATTTTAAAAATAATCCCATAAAATGTTCTTCTTCTTCATCCATTAATTCTTTAATATCCCGAAGAACATTTTTTTCTGTTGGTTCTATATAATAATCTTCTGATAATGCTTGGTCTGAAAAATGATCATTCATTTAATTTATCTATAATCTCCTGAAATTCTTTTGAAAACTTACAATTTTTGGGAGCATCTTTAAACATAGGTGCAATTTGTTCTTTTGTAAAGCCCGCAAGTCCACATCCAATATCAACAACATTAAAAGTAAGTTCTGGATTATTTATTGCAAAACTAATAAAATTATCCACATAATATTTAATTTGTTTTAATGACAAAGAATTTATATTAAAATCTTTGGTAGGAATGGCATAGGAATTTCCTTGTAATCCTACTCCTTGACCATAAATTGCACCATGATATTTCCTTGCATGTAAAGCAGAGCCAGCTCCATGAATTCCGGCTTCGTTGCTACCAAATGTGAAGATGTCCATTTCTATTTCTCCAATTATTACAGATAGTTACATTGTATTTTCATGCAAAATTATTATTAGTTGCAGATGAATTTTCTCTTTTTAATCTAAGATTTTTTAAATCTATAGAAGAATATTTTACAATAGAAGGGTAATCTTTAATATAAAATCCACTCTTTGTAAAGTCTTTTTTTATTAAATATTTATGAGGATGAATTATTTTTTCATAATTTTCCCCTAAAATAATCCCTATTTTATCATAGATGTAATCAGAAATTATAGCATCATCCATAATATAATAAAGATATGAATGAATAAGAAAATGCGGAACAGACATATTATGATTTTTTTCAACTAATTCTAGTACATGATTATCATGATACATCATTTAGACTAATCCTTAAAAAATATCGTCTAAAGTATATTGTTCTTCTGTTGTCCATCCTATAATTTTACATAAATCCTTAAGAGGTTTATAAAAAACAGCCTCAAATTGCTTATCATAATCTATGTATTTTTCTATTTCGAATTCTTCTGGTAAATCATCCTTAGCAGAAATTATAGTATCATGAAAAGGATTTTCTGGAATAAGATAACAATATTTAACTTTATCCGAGTCATATATAGGCTCAATCTTACCTTCCAATCCATATTTTACCAAGAGGTTGTTAAATATTAAAGAACCCCTAACTTGGGCAGGAGTACCCTTTTTATATATTAATTTAGGATCGGAATATTCTTTTAGATCATTTACAGAAGAAGGTTTACCTATTTCATTAAATTTTAATTTTTTAAATTCTTTACTAAAATTTTCCACAAGTTTATATAATTTTTCATTATCCTTATTCATGATAATATTAAAACATTCTTCAAGTTTTTTTCTTGGTATTAGAGGAGTATTGGAACGAACTGTTTCCATACCAGTTACTTTTAATTTTGGTTCCTTATAAAATACACCTTCATTATAGAGAACATTAAGAATATATCTTTTTTTTCTTTTAAATAAGGCTTTAGGACATATTTTTTCAAGTTTTACGACTGTATTTAATTCATATACATTAAGTCTATCACCAAGTTCTTTACAAGTATTATTAATAAAAGGTATAATATCTTTTTCCATTTCCTTTATTAAGAAATTAAGAATATCTTTTTCATTACTTAAACCTGATTTAATTACACATTCTTTCATATTTAACATTACAGAATCAGTATCACCATAACAAGCATAATCAATGTTTTTAGTATCATATTTTTTATTAAGATAATAATTAATTTTTTCTACAATAAACATAGTCGTCATTTGACCAGATGAAGTAATACTTTCCCCAAGATAAGAAGCAAACCACCTATTAAAAGGATTTAATAAAGCCCCATAACCTCCATTAGCACAAACTTTCAATGCATTTTGCATATTATTATACTTATTATATAAATTTCTTTTTTCTTTATTTTCAGGGTCTTTTTCATATTCTTTTTCAGCTTCAATCATTTTTTTCTTATATATTTTTCTATCATCAAAAAATTTCTTAGTCAAATATGGGAAAAATCCTCTTTTGTCTTTTCTATAAAGACAACCATTAGGTGTCATAGTAAAATTTTTCTTTTTTAATTGTTCTGTATATTTTGAAATATCTCCAAACATAATATCCTGAAAAGAAGGTACATTAGAAAATTTTTTCACAAATGTATCAGGAGAAATATTATATTGCATTGCAAGAGAAGGATATAGAGAAGTAAAATCGACAGTAACAATCCATTCATAAATACCCGGAACAGGTTCTTTTACATAACCACCAACAACAGTTTTTTCAATATCAGAAACTTTAAGAGGAGGAATAACAATATTTTGATCTATAAGATAATTATGGATCATTACATCCCAAGGTTTTACTGTTGTAAGAGCATCCTGAATATTAACTCTTTGAACATAGGCAATAGAAACCATTTGTTCAATATAATGTAATTTCTCTTCTAATTGTCCAAGTAAAAGAGAATCAAGTATATTATAGTCCGTATATTTCTCAAAATTATTTCTATATAGTTGATCTAAAGATTTATATTCGGAATAATCTAATTTTTTTCTACCCAATTCAATTTCGGCAATAGTGTTTAATTTGTAATTTTCCTTTTCCCCCATGGAAAATTTCTTATAAACTACCATATAATCAAGATGAACTATACCACCAATATCATATGTCTTAAAATTTTTACCATTTTTCCATGTAACTTCTTTTTCGGTAATAAACCCAAATGGAGAAAGTTTAAGCGCCCATTCTTCTCCCAATAATAAATTTATTCTATTAATAATATAAGGAAGATCATAAAATTCTGAATTATAACCAGTAAGAATATCAGGAGACCATTCCTCTGAATTCAAAATTTTAATAAATTTTCTTAGTAATTCCTTTTCATCCTTACATTTAAAATAAATTCTATCCTGATTTACATTTTTATAATCAAAATATCCTAAAGTAATACTCTTACCTTTTTGAGTAAGAGTAATTTCCGTTATTTCTTTGTTGGCTTTTTGTGGATCACCATATGATTCTTCTGGATTTCTAAAATAATCAGAATTTTTTACATTTATCCATTCATCTTTTTCTTCATCATATACTTCATAATCTTTATATTTTCTCATTTCATTAATAGTTACATAAAACTCTTGTTCTTTTTTAATTTTTACTATTTTATGTTCTGAGAATCTAGTCCTTGAAGTCTCAATATCAAATTCAACAACTTTTATTAAAGAATAATCAAAATCAAAACCTTCCTTAAAATTATCATAAAGATATACATATTCATAATTTTGCATACCATAAATTTTATGACCAACTATATTTTCATGTTTTTTTACATAATTATAAGCATTATTAATAGAAGAAAAATCAATTCTTCTTACATTTTCTCCATGAATAGTTTTATATTCAGAATCTTCATTACAAGAAACAAAAAGATATGGTTCATATTTAATTTCCTTTTCATAGCGTTCTCCATCCTTATAACCTCTTAGGTATAAGATATCTCCACGCTTTTTAATGTAGGTATAAAAATTCATCTACAAACCTTTATATGGTAAATCTCTATAATCGTAACCCTTTTTATAGGCTTTTTTTATAGCCATATCAAATTTTAAACGTGATACAGAGGACCAAAAAGGAATTCCATTTAAATGGTCCATTTCATGAAAAAATGTTCTGGCAGTAAGATTAGCAAATGTTTTGGTATAAATTTCTCCATCAGGGGCAGTAAACCTTACTCTTACATGCCTTGGTCGTTTAATAGAAAAAATTAAATTGGAAAAAGAAAGACAACTTTCTTCTAATTCTATTATTTCTTCGGAAGGTTGTACAATTTTTGGATTAATACAACAAAATGATTCCGGATCACCTTGCATACAAAAAACAGAATAATTTCCTTCTAAATCTAATTGATTGTAGGCTAATCCAATTCCCTTTTCTTTATACATAAAAGAAACCATGGATTCTGCTAAATCAACAATATCCATTGGAGGATTAGAAAAATCCCATTTCTCTGATTTTTGAAATAATTTTGTTTTATTTTTTGAATACTCTATTTTCATTTAATTCTCCTGTAATAAAAAAGGTAAGGAAAAGATTTCTCTCTATCCTTACCTTTTAGGAGCTATTAACTAGCCTCCACCACTCTTTTTTTCTAACTCATAATATTTAAAGAAAAGAGAAACTTTAAATATTAATTCCAATCATCATCACCATATTTACGAATATAGTCTTTATTTTTCTTTTTTTCTTTACGTTTACCTTTGACATCATCTTTTTTTAAATCTTCAATTTCTTCATAAGGATTTTTTGTTTTTTGTTTCTTTTCATAATCTTCACGAGTCTTAAATGTCATAACTTAACCTTAATTTTTTCCATATTGGGAATAAACCCCTCTTCTAAGAGAAATATCATAAGCCGTAGACTTAGGAATTCCATATTGTCTTTGAATGTCACCAAAAGACAATGGATTTTTCTTTCTTGTCAATACTCTTACTACCAAATCATCACGCTTCTTTTTTGGATCAACTTTCTTACTCATTTTTTAATTATATTCCTTTCTATTATAGAATGTATCTACTAAATTTTTAATATCTTTATCTGCATAATTATATTTTACTATACTAACACAACTTTCAAGAAAATCAAGATAATCTTCCTTGGATAAATTATTTTCTAACATTTTTAAAAATGCTGTATATTCATCATTTATTATTTTTTCATTAACTTTTTTTATATCTTTTATATTAATTATTTGTGCTGACATTATCATTTTTCTTAAAAGTATCTATAGAAGAATTTATCGCATTTTTAAATTCTTCAAATGTTCTAGAATTTACCATAAAAAAATAAAATATAAAACCCATAAAAATATCTGTACTTTTTTCCAGAATACGAAAAAATTCAACATCACTATTGGCATCTGAAAAATCAGAAATAGCTTCGCCAATATCATCAGAAAATTTTAAAGATGATTCTAAATTTATTTTATTTTCCATTTGTTTGATTTCCTACAGTTTCAATTATTGGTTTAGTTACGGATAAACTTTTAATCGAATTAAAAAAATTACATGCAGCAGATACATTTTCAAATATTCTAATTTTTTCCACTAAATATTGTCCATCCTTAATAGTATATATTACTTTATTTTTTTGCATTTTAATACCCTTTCTATATTAAAAAAGGTATATTATCATATTTTTATTAGAATGTCAAATGAAATTCTAGAATTTTCCTAAAATATAGAAACAAGAAAAAATTGCAATGAGTATAATATGAGAAAAAAACTTTTTTAAATTATTTCCTTCTAAGAAGGCAACAACAAAATGATGACTAATTATAATACCAATAATACATAAAAAAATAAAAATAATAGTTTCTAGCATTTTTTATATCCTTTTTTTTTATTATTTTTTTCTCTTTTAATAAATAATGGAACAAAAAATAAAATGGTATTACCAGATAATATAGAAAAAATATATTAACAATGGATACAAATTTGGAAAAGTTAAATTTTAGAAATAATTTTGTCACATAATTTTAATTTTATACATTCATGTGGGGAAAGCCATTTATCTTCTGGTGGTAATAATTTTTCTTCAATTTCTTTTTTAGATAAACCAGTTGCATTTTCATATATATTATAAATTCTTTTGGTAATTAATTTATGTTCTTTAGATGCTGCTTTTATCTCATAATCTTTACCCTCTGAACCACTAGACCATTGATGCGAAAGAATAGAAGCATTTTTAAATATATATCTATTACCTTTATTACCCGAAAGAAATAATATCAAACCACAAGAAGCTACCAAACCTGCACCATAGGTATAAATTGGAATAGGATAGGCATTCATTATATCTATCATGGCAAAACAATCAGAAATTATTCCACCAGGAGAATTTATTATAACTTTTAAATGATTTGGTTTTGGTTTTCCATTATCATAACAATTTTTTTCTATTATAAATCTTATAAAATATTCCGCCATATTTGAATCTACAATACCATTAAGAAAGCAAATTGAAGAATCTTCAATAATATATTGATTTATATCCGCTAAAGTTACCAAACATTATCCTTTCATTGTTGTAATGGTCCTATTCTTATTTTTTCTGCCCCTATATAATGTTGGGTTATTGTTTCATCTCCTACTTTTATAACAATAGGTTCTATAGAAGTTTCAATAGGAGTAGGAGTAGGAATAGGAGTTGAATTTACCGATTCTGTAACATTATTTACAGATGGTGTTATAGTAACGGGAACTATAGGAACTGTAGTAATTTCGACATTTGAAATAGATACATTATTCGTATTTAAATTAGAAACCACCACATTAGAAGTCACGGTAGAAGTTACATTTGTAGTATTTGAAATACTATTTAAAAATTCTTCAAAATCAGAAAAAGTATTGGTAAATCCAGAAGATATTGTAGAAACAGTAGAAACTACATTTGCAGAATTAATAACCTGATTAGTTACATTTGCAATTGTAGATTCATGTTCTTTAATTTTTAAAAGAAGAGAATTTATAAATGTTTTTGACCTAGAAACTAGGGCAGTAGCTCTATTTAATTCTTGTTCTAACACAGAAGGGTCAAACATTTTTTCTCCTTTTATTTTTTCTATTATAAAATCTAATTTAGAATTTATGGATTCTATTTCTTTTATTATATTCAAAATCCATATACCTTCTATTATTTATTATTTTACAATTCTGTTTCTACTGTTTCTTGATTAACATTTCTAATTTTAAATTCAAGAATTGTACTATCAATTCTAAATGACAAAATAAAAAAATTTAAATCAATATAATATTGATTATTATTAGTTTGGTCACAAAAAATAAAAATAGTACCATTATAGTCTAATTTACTAACAAATTTTTTAAAATGGTCTCTTACTTTTTTTCTTGTTTCTTCGTTATTATTTTCAAGAAAAACATCATCTGGAAAATACGATTTTACCTCACTTTTGATAAGATTAATTACATTATTTTTATTTAACAATTTTACTAAATCCTTTCTCTTTTTTAAATTCGATTATATTTTCTATTCTATCCTTATTTTTTTCATTATGAGAAATAATAAACACATTTTCATCCTTTGTCAATCTTTTTAAAATATTAAGGTAAGAATCTATTCCATCTGCATCCATACTACCATCAAGAGTTTCATCAAAAATAAGTAAATTTGTATCGAGTGAATTTCTTCTTTTTGCCACTTCTCTGAAAGTAAAGAGAAGTGCCAAATTAATTCTCATTTTTTCTCCTTGACTAAAAGACTGAAAAATATGTTCATCACGATATCTAGATTTTATAACTTCATTAAAATTTTCATCTACTGTAAATTGACAAATAAAATCCATTTCAAGAAGAAATTTATTTATTAATTCATTAATCACTTCAATATATTGTTTAATAATAGAAGCCTTGACTCCATCATCTCGAAGAAGTTTAAGTAATATATTCATATTTTCTTTTTGAATTACTAAATTATCATAATTTTTAATATAATTTTCAAGAGAATTTTGTAATTGTAAAATTTCTTCTGTTTTATCTTCCACATTTTCATTTTTAAAAGAATTAATTTTTATTTTTAATTCATTAGCAAGAGAAGTAATATTTTTTAATTCATATAAAATTAAATCAATTTTAGAATTAACTTCTTTCATGGATTTAATAGAATCATTAAATTTATCAATTTCTAATTCTAATTTATCATATGTTCTTTGGTATATTTTTACCTGATCTAAATTATGAGTATGTTGTATCCTTTTTTCTTGTATAATAATATCCTTAAAAGTTTCATCAATATTTTGATTACATACATTACAAACACACGTATTTTCATAATAATACATTTCTTTTTCTAGTTTTTTATTTTCAAGTTTTAAATTATTAATATCACTTCCAAGTTTATAATAAAGTGATTCTTTAGTTTTTAATTCATCTTCTATTTTAGAAGTATCAAATTTTTCTGGTATATTCTTCTTTTTTAACAAATATGATTTTCTGTATTCCTCTAATTTTTCTTCCATTTCTAAAATTTGTTTTTGATTATCTTCTTTTCTTTTTTTATTATATTCTTCCAATAATTTGATTCTATTTTTTAAAGTATTTTGTTCGGTTCTTAATTCATAGATATTTTTTTCATTATCTTGAATTCTTTTTTTAAGTATTAAATTCATAGAAGAAAATATTTCAAGATCAAGTAAATTTTCTACTATTTTTCTTCTATCTGGTAAAGGAAGTTCTAAAAAAGGAACATACGAAGCCGAACCCAAAACACAAACTTGACAAAATGCCTTATGATTAATATGAAGAATATTTTCTTCTAAATATTTTTGATAATCATCTTGGTTTGTATTATTCAATAATACATTATTTTTATATATTTCAAATTTATTAGGTTTTATACCTCTAATAATCTTATAAAAATCTTGTCCTATGGTAAATTCTATTTCCACCAGACAATTTTTCTTTGTCATTGAATTAACCAAAAGAGATAAAGTTACTTTTCTAAATGGTTTTTTAAACAAACAAAAACAAAGAGCATCAAGACAAGTCGAATTATGAGTTACAACATAATTATCAGTTACATATAACTGAGAAGGATGATCAATAGAAATACATTTAACAATTTCTTTTTCAATTTTTTCAATTTTTTCAATTCTTAAACGTAAAGAATCTTTATATTGATAATTTTTACATCTTTCTTTTTTTCTAGATAATGAAAATAACTCAGATGGATTTTTATATCTAATATTTAATTGATATGATAATCTTCCTTTCTTTTTTATTCCTTTATTTGTAAAGGAAGGATTTTTTTCTGAAATTTTACAAATACCACCAATAGAAAATATTAATTCTTGTATATCTTTGGCTAATTCATAACTTGTTGTTGAATAAGAAATAGAACCGTTTCTATCAGCAGTTCCATCTGTATCCATTAAACCACGTAATAATTCTATTTTTTGATTAAAAGAAATATTTTTATATAATTCTGGAATATTTTTTTCCCAGGATCGTTTTCCATATAAATTTAATTTTTTTAATTCTTCTTTAAATATGTGTTTTTCATATTTAATACCATAATTAATTCTATAAGAACATCTTGTTTGAACTTTTGATAAATGTAATTTTACAATCCTAGGACAAGTAAAATCAAGAATATTTCTTACTTTATTTAATAATTCTTCATCTGTATTTGTTATTGTTACATTACTACTAGTAAATGATCCATCACCAATTAAAACACCTAATAAATAAGGATTAATTGGTAAATCTACATCTTTTTTTATAAAATTTTCTGCTTCAAAAAGTTGAATAAAATGATTATCAGTAAAATTACCTAATGAATTTTCTTTTTCTTTTAAAATTTCTAAAAGAGATAAAATTTTCCATTGCCATTTTGATTCAAAATATCCCCATACTCTAAAAAGATGGTTTTCCCCACATTTAACTTTTCTTCCATCTTTAAATGTAATTTCATATACATTTTCTTCTCCGATAAATGGAATATCAATTACTTTTGATATATCTCCATTAGCAGATACAATTTCATCTCCAATTTTTATATTACCAATAGTATTCCATCCTAAAGGTGTTAGGATTTTTGAATATAATGGTTGTGCTTTACCAGCACCATTTATACCAACAATAAGTGAAATAGAATTTTCGTTTAATTTTATTTCTGTCCATTGATTACCAGATGATAAAAAATTCTGGTAACGAATAGTATTAAATATTATTTTCATTTATTAAAATTGACTCAATAATTCTCTTGTTTTAACCGGATCAAGTAAAAGTTCTGTTAAAAAATCTGCTAATTTTTCATAATCTAATTGTGTAGTCTGATACAGAGACCATTCAGAATGAATATGATCATAAATAAAATCATGATTAGTAATTTTTCCAATAATTAATCTTTTAATTTTTTCTTTGTCTTTTTTTCTATCTTTTTCTCTTTCCTCATAGAAATTCATTTATTTTTTTATCCTCTATGTTCATGAAAATATTTTTCCACAAAAAAATGAATATCAGTAATTAAAATATTAAATCTATCAAAATATTTTTCTATTCTATATAGAATAGTACCTAAATATCCTATAATTATTATTAATAATATTGTTATTAATATAAGAAAATAAAGTACATAATCATTCATTTTGCATGGCCTCTTTATAAATTTCTTCGGTAAGTAATTGTAACTCAGCTTTATATTGAGTGTCAATAGTAGAAATTTGTTTTTTAAAAATTTCTAAAGTAGATTCAATATTTTGAACAACTTCAGGATTTACAATATCAATTTTTTCTTGTATATCATTAACTAAAAGATCAATCACTCCAAGATTATGAATTGAATCAATAAAATTTTTAAATTTAGTTTCTGATTTTTTAGAAATAACGTTTACTTTAACATAAGAATTTTTAGTATTTAAAATGTCTATTTCTTTATCTTCTTCATAATCGATTTTAACAAACATCTTATATGGATTTCTATGGTAATCCAATATTCCAGTATCAGTATCCAAAATACAAAAACCAGAATCATTGGTATAATCCCCCCAATTGAATTGAAAGCAAGAACCAATGTAATTAATATTGTTGTTATGATTACGAGTGTGATAATGGCCGGATAAAACTTTATCAAACCTTTCAAAAATTTTTGGATCATCTCCATGAGTTGATATAATTCCTTTCTGTGTTTCAAAGCCTTTTAATTCCAAATGTGCCATACAATATCGTGCCTGTGATTTTTCTATCACCTTTAATGATTCTTCTCTGTTTTCTTGAGAAATCCAAGGAAGGAAAAGAATATTTCCTATTTCTTGAGGATTATTATATAAGTTAATATTATATTTACCTTCTATTAATTCTTTTAAGGAATTAATATCATTAGTTTGACGATGAAAAACATCATGATTACCACAAATAATATCTGCTTTTAATCCATTTTTAATTCGATATGAAAGTGGTTCAAAAAAATCTTCTCTTAATTTTTTTGCAGTTTGTATATTAATTTGTCTTCGATTATCAACAAGATCACCAAGATGTATAAAATGTTTAATATTATTTTTATCAATATATGGAAATACTACTTCTGAAAAAAAATTATGCATATAGGGATAAAATGCCTGTGAATCATTTCTACAACCCCAATGTGTATCTGCAATAATTAATATTTTACTCAATTAACTAAAAATCCATGTAAAAAACAAAAAAGTTAAATTTAAAATACCTAAACATGCTAAAACAACTAATTCGATAATTACAAATGTAATAGTAGAATCTATTACACGTTTTAAAAACCGAAGTATAATTTCTTTATAAGTCATATTAATTTCCTTAAAATCCTAATAAAATGGACGTAATTTTAAAAAATCCATATAAAAAAATGAACAAAAAAATAAAATATAGAATAATAACAATGGCAAATTGCCACCATTTATACCTATAGTATAGTCTATATATTTTCCATGAAGAAATATAAGGCATTATTTTCTCTTTTTAAAATAAGAATTAGGATTTTTATTATCCATTTTTAAACTTTCCGAAATGTAATCTCTACATTTTTCAAGTCTAATTTGAAGATTTAATTTTTCATTTTCTGTCCTAGCATTTCTATAGGAATTAACCAATGAAATAATTAAATCTGGAATATCGTAATCAATTAAAGTAGCAGAATCAACTAGCATTTTGTTCCTCTTTTTTTATTTTTTTAACTTTGTTTTTAGAGTAATCAAGATTTTTATGGGAAGAATATCCCTTTGAATTATTTTTATTTTTAATTTCAAACTTTTCAATAACTTTATTATGTTCTTCATTATTAAATGAATCTCCAAATTCATTTAAATCATCTAATGAAAATAATCTTTCAAAATTCTTGTGTTTTGTATAAGATTGTTTTTCTTCTTTGGATATTGTTTGTATGAAAATATTCCAGGCTATTTGAGTAAAGTAGGCAAATGGATTAGGATTTTCTTTATTATAGTCTACATCATAACAATGTACCTTTTCCACCATTTTTTCAATAGCCGAGAGAACCATTTCTTCTTTAAAAGAATAATTAATGAAATTGAATTTATTGGATAATTTATTGGCAATTTGAAAAATACATTCTCCTATATATCTAGGAATTTGTATATCTTTATTTTCATTTAATTTTTCATTATAATCTACCAAAGCCTTATAGAAATCAGGACCGTTAATATAATTCTTTTTTGATTTTGGTTTTCTTACAATACTTCCTGTTTTTTCCTCTGTCAATTTTTTCCTTTCTTTTTATGAAAATTTTTTTTCTTATTATAATTAAACTTTAAATTTTGTCAAATGAAAAAATAAAAAAATAATTTCTTAAAGTTCTAAAATATCGCTTGACACACTTTTTTCGGGCTGGTATAATAGTAGTATATACTTCAACATATTATAGTTTGTATTCAACATGTTGAAGTTTATCTTTTCTAAGTCTTTAAATTCTAAATATATAAAGAAGTTATGTTGAAGTAACTTTAAAGTACCTTAGTATATAGGTTCCCAACGACTAAATGTAAAACTAAATATTAACACTAATTTTTTGATAATTAAATTTTTCATCAAGATACATTTTTTCTCTTTCTTTCATATGGAGAAATGTGCTAGATTGTTTTTTGGATATTTTATCAGCAATGTCATAAACAGTTAAAAGTTTTTTATCAGGACTTTTTCTCAATCCTCTACCTATGGATTGTAAAGTCTTAATTCTGGATTTGGTAGGATGAACTAAAATTAAATTATGAAGATTATGAATATTGATTCCAGTGTTAAAAACTTTAGAACATAGTGTTATTGAATTTTTTAGAATTTCAATTTCATTTATTATATTTTTTCTTTCCTTAGAATCATTATCACCATCTACATAAAAAACAGGAACTTTACTTTCTCTCTTGATTTTTTCATAAAGAACTTTTCCATGATCCTTATTATTAAACATAATAAATGTGTTTTCCTTTAATGAAAGTGCTAAGGTTTTTATAAATTGATTTCTTTCATCGGAATTTAATAGATAAGAAATTTCATCTTCATAATTAACTCCATATGTATTTTCATAATATGGAGAATTTTTATGATTAAGAATTATAATTTTAAAATCTACAGGAGATGAAAATCCTCTATCGATTAATTCCTTGGTTGTTATGTATTTATGAATAGGACCAAAAAGGCTTCTAATAGTCATTAGAGATAATTGATCCTTTATATCTTGTAGAGTTCCTGTCATTCCAATTTTTATATTAGAATTTATTGTTTTTTCCATAAGTTTTTTCAGTGATTTTGATTGGAAAGTATGAACTTCATCGGCAAGAATGATTTCTTTATCTTCAAACCATGATTTCTTTTCATTGATTAACGATTGATAGGTGGAAATTATTAACTGTTTATCAGTGACTCGACTTTCACCTTCCATAATTAAATGGACATCCCCTAGGAACCCGTAGGACTTAAAATCTTCATACATCTGTGTCACAAGTGCTATCGTAGGAACTATTAAAACAGTACGTTTATTAAAATATCTAAAAAAAAGATATAAAATTAAAGATTTACCACTTGACGTACTACTAAGACAAATTATTTTTTTATTCTTGACACCTTCCATAAAATATTTTAATTGGTAATCACGAATTTGATATTTTTCTGGAATATTAAGTGTTTTTATAAATTCTAATGCTTCTTTTTCGGTAAAATTATTTTTAGAAAAATCTCCTTCTAATTTATATTCATAATTTTGTTTTTTTAAAAATGTTTCTAATTCAGGTAATATTCCTAATCCTAGAATGCATGTATTTTTGTTGTAAAGGGAAACATAACCATCCCAAAATCTATTTTTAAATCTAGGATCAAATTTATAATTAACTGGTCTATATTTAAATTCTTCATAAATTTCTTGATGAATAGAAACATCGGAACTTATATGAAGATATACTTCATTTAATTTTTTTATTGTTATCATCCACCACTTTCCCATTTTTTAAAAGAAATACATTCTTTAATTTGAAAACCACGATTTTTTATCATATCCATAATAGCTTTAAGTGTATTAACTTTTTCCAATTGAAATGAAACTTTCAAAGTTGAATCAATAATATCCTGATCTCCTTCTATATAATCAGGTATTTCGGATTTTAAAATTTTCCCTTGGGGAGGAAGTTCCCATTTTTTTTCAAGTGTTTCTTTGGTTTGACCATATAGATAAAAATCTCTTTTTTCTTGTTTTAATTTTTTTAATTCTGATAACATTTTCAAATATAATAAATTTTCATTGTTATAGAATTTAAGATATTTAAAATGTAATTTAGGAATTTTTAGAGATTCGTCATCAAGAATAATTTCATCAATAAAAGAATCTTTTTCCCATTCTTCATAAATTTCTTCTAATTTCATTTTTTCTCCATTTGTCAGAATATTGTACTCATAAATCTGACAATATTATATCATATTATTAAATTTAAGGAAGAGAAATATTATATTTTGTATAATTAAATTGCACAGAAGCTGTAATATAGGGTAAGGTTTCATCTGTAGTATTAAAATCTGGTCCTGAAAGAGCGGAAGGCCAACATTTTTCAAAAGTAAAAACATAAGATGGATTTTTTTGAGAATCTAGTGTAAATAATTGTAGAGAAGAATAAATTCCATAACCTAAAAATTCTGGATTGTTTTCTAAAGTTTTATATTTATTTCCAGAATTTAAAGGATCACCAATGGCATCAAGCCAATTATTTATTTCAAGCCAATTTTGTAGATCATCTGTTACTTTGAACTTTAATTCGAGCGGATCGTAAATAACGTGATCTCCCACAGAAGGAATATTTAAGGAAGGACTTGGATATTTAGCTGGAGAAAGTGATTTATTGGGAATTTTTATTTCTTGAAGAAAATATGTAAGTGATGGTGCTCTTTGTAAAGTAAAGTAAAAATTTAATTTCGAAAGTAAATTTAAACTATTACTGTTGTATGATAATGCAGTCATTTTGTAAATATTCCTTTTTTATATATTTATTTCTCGTTTTTAGACTTGACAAACAAATTCTTTCATGGGAAACTGAAATTGTTGATTTTTAGGAGAGAAAAATGTCACATGATACGAATGGAAAACCATATCTTAAATTCTCAGAAGGTAATCAAGGTGTTGTAGTTATTGTTGATAGTGGTTTTGATTGTATGGAACCATGGTCTGAAAAAATAATTAAATTTGATAAAGAATTATTTGAGGACTCTAAAAATTGGAATACGGAATATAAATTAACGAAAGAAGATTGTTTATATATAGATTGTATTTGTACAGAAGATTGTAATGAAGATGAAAAACAAAAACATTATATTGATGGACAATTTGAAATGAAAGTTGAAAATGGAGAAATTGTTGAATATTATATTGGCCTTTATTTAAAATCTTCTTTTACAGAAAAAGAATTAGTGGCTTTACGCCTTAAAGATTTAAGAAAATAATTTTATAGGAGAAATAAAATGTTTAAAGATGGTAATCAAATTCGCTGTATCAATAATATTGATAATAAATTTCTTGAATTAGGTAAAATCTATACATTTAAATCTTATGATATTTATATAGATTATAATATATTTTTATATCTTGAAGAAATACCAAATCATTACTTTTTTTCTTTTAGATTTGAATTGGTAAAAGAAAAAAATGTTAATGATCAATTTAATAATAAATATGTAGTAGATGAAATTTTAATACGTACTAAATATATTAATGAAAATGTTTCTCTAAAAAATTCTATTAATGCAGGATTTAGTGAAGGTTCTGGTTATTATATTGAATTTCCATATAATTCTTATACAAAAATGATGATTAAAAGAAAATATTATCTTAATACTAAGACATATGCCCAAATTGGATATCTTTTAAATAGATATAAAGAATTATTTTTAAATGAAATGTTTGTTTTTGGTAAGGAAAATTAAAATGAACTTTAATTCAGAACAAGAATTATATGAATATATTGGTGAATTTCTAATCCAACAAGGAAAACAATCTTACGATATTAATCATAATTCGTGTATGTATCGTGGTCCAAATAATACAAAATGTGCAGTAGGTTGTGTTATTCCAGATAAATTTTATCTTTCTGGTATGGAATTAATGAGTCTATTTGATATTATGAATTATAAACTTCCTCCATATATTATAGAATATGAATATTTTTTAGTAAGTATGCAAGAATTTCATGATAATTCCAAAAATTGGAATGAAAATGGATTAATTATTGAAAAATTAATTAAATTTGGAAAAGAAAATAATTTAGATACAAGTAAATTTGAAATTTTATTAGAATAAATAATATATTATTGCGTGGTGGACAAGTCTGGTTAAGTCGTTGGTCTCATAAGCCAAATATCAAAGGTTCAAATCCTTTCTACGCAACCAATTTCAGGGTAGACGTAGGGTTAGAATACTGCCTCCCTTGGAAGGAGGTCAATCTGGGGCAGCGCCAGATACCCTGACCATTTTAAAGAGGTAAGAGATTGTAGGTTGCTGTATTTTGATTGGAACCTTCAAAATTTTATGGGCTCGCATGTTCCAAGGGGGCGAACTGCACTTGCAATGCGGTTGTGGTGAATTCGATTTTCACCGAGTCCACCATATTTAATTTGGGAAGGCTGCTAAGATGGCGGTTTAGCAGCCGTCTATAAAACGGTTCCATTTGTGGTAAACATTGTAGGTTCGAATCCTACCTTTCCCACCAAATTAAAGAATTATAATGAAAATATATTCTATATTAGAAGCTATTGATATGACAAAAAAATTATTATTAGATAAAAAATTTAATATAATAAGAAAAACAAAAACTTCAATTTATATGAGTAAAAATAAGAAAAAAATAAGAATTTCCGATCATTTTCTTTATGATTCAATTGACATTGTCCATCAAATAATATATAAAAAACCTACAATATTAGTTGATATAGAATATCATGTAGAACAAACTATAGTAAAGGTATTAAAAAATGAATAATAAAAAATTATTTAAATTATGTGAACAAATTGCATTAAATTCTCCTGATTCTTCTAGAAAAATTGGTTGTATTATCTTAAATAGTGAAGATAATATTTTAAGTTTTGGTTGGAATGACTTTCCTTTTAATGTGGATGTAAACGAACAAAGACTTTCCAAAGAAAATGGTGAAAAATATCACTGGATGTGTCATGCAGAAGAAAAAACAATCTTATCATGTTTAAGAAGTGGTAAAGATTTATATCATTCTAAAATTTATACAACTTTATTTCCTTGTTCTTCTTGTGCAAGATTGATAATTGAGTCTGGAATAAAGGAAGTAAATACATTTGAGATTCCAGAAAATGACAAAACTTATTCTAGAAGTTTTGAAGTTTCCCAAATAATGTTTAATGAAGTTGGTATTAAGGTTAATATTTTTAATAGAGAGGATATTTTAAATGGATAAACAATGTTATTTTGGAGATTTTAATTCTTGGTCTGATATTATGACAGAGTTTTGTGTTAAACCAGAATTAGAAGAACCAAAATTTGTTTTTGCATTCTATGATATTGATAGTTATGGAGGGCATGCTTCTGTAGTTTATTCATATGATGGTATAAATTTTTATATTATAGAAGCATTCCATTGTTCTTGCTATGGTTTTGAAAATCAATGGGATGAAGATGGTGAATATACACTAAAAGAAATAATTAAAATGAAAAATATATTTTCAAAATATTCTGATGAATATGAAGATTGGTTAAAATTATTTCAATTACAAAATTAAGAGAAATAAAATGAAAAAATATTGTTATATTTGGGTAGATCAAAATAATATAGAACCTATTCACCAATTAATTCAGGTTGCTCATGTTGCCATGGTTATTGGTGACGCCATGTGTTTTACTAATAATCCTTATAAAACTAATATTATTGTTTGTGAATTACCTGATTATTGTCAGGATATTGAATTATTTGCAAATTTATTAGAAACGGATGGGTTTGAGGTTGAACATTTTTATGAATCTGATATGGATAGAATAATAGCTATTGGAATTCTTCCCGTAAAAGAAAATCAAAGACAAAAATTACAACATTATAAATTATTAAAATTATGAGGAAAAAATGAACTTTAATTCAGAACAAGAACTTTATGAATATATTGGTGAATTTTTAATTAAACAAGGTATTCAATCTAAATGTGCTAATCATTGTTTATATCGTGGTCCAAATAATACAAAATGTGCAGTAGGTTGTGTTATTACAGATGAAGTATATAATATAGAATATGAAGGTTTAAGTATTTATGGTATTAAAAATTACAAAGAAGAAATTCCTCTATATATTATAGAATATGCATATTTTTTAGAAAAAATGCAAGAATTTCATGATAATGATGAAAATTGGAATGAAAATGGATTGATTATTGAAAAATTAATTAAATTTGGAAAAGAAAATAATTTAAATACAAGTAAATTTGAAAACCTATAAAAGGAAAATAAGATGGAATCTAAAATTTTACATTATCCTAAAGACATTAAAATTAATTATCCTTATTTAGGTGTATTAAAAGGTGAAGAAGACATAATTATGTTAATTTATGGTCGTAATAAAGGAATTATTGTTCATGGAAAAGAAGTAGGAAAAAATTTTGATAATATAAATTTATTTTATTATGAATATTTTAATGGTGTTGTAGAATTGAGGAACTAAAAAATGTTATGTCTTGGTGATTCAATTGCTACTTATCAGGGTCTTGGTGGGGTTCTACATTGTTCTGAAATTAGAGCTATAAAAGGTAAACCTTCTTCTTTTATTATAGAAGAAGCCAGGAAATCAGGAAATAATGAAATTTGTATTGTTTCTGCTGGTTCTAATGATCCCTTTAATATAGCTTTAGAAAAAAATTTAAAATCTATTAGATCAAATTTAAAATGTAAAATAATTGTTTGGGTACAGCCTGCAAATAATCGTGCCGGGAGTATTGTCAAAAAGGTGGCATTGGAATATGGTGACAAAACCGTGAAGGTTATTCCCGGCAAAGATCATGTTCATCCTTTTAGTTATTCTGATCTTGCTAGGGATATTAAATCTAAACTCTGAAAAGGAATTTAATATGTTCAAAAGAAACATATCAATGAAATTTAGAGACATAAAAAAAGAAATTACAATAAAAGGATGGATAGAACAAAGAATTAGTGGTGGTCATGCTATTTTTTATCATCCATTTAGAAATGATAAAATTGTTATTCCTGTACATTGCGGGGATATAAATTCTATTATTGTAAGAAAAATTTTAGAACAATTAAATGGACGTTCAACTGTTAATGGAAAATTAATTTAATGAAAATTTCAATTGTAAATATTAAAAATAATTATATTAGAAGAACTTTACTTATTTTATTAATGATTATTTTTATTCCTGTATATTTTTTATATTATTTCTCTTTTGCTTTACTTGAAACTTATGAAAGTATAAAAGACGATTTTAATTATGTATGGAAAGTAAAATAAAATGTTTCCTAAAATTGAAACCATATTTGATATTCTACCTCATATTGAAGGAAAAGATAATTTTACAGTTAATTATAAAGATGATTATATTGTTGTAAATTATATTCTTAATACTCCGGAATATTTTAATAATCCATGGGAAAAAGAATGCCGTGGATTAATTTTTGATAAAGATGGCAATATCATGTCACGCCCTTTTCAGAAATTCTTTAATATTGGTGAACGTGAAGAAACAAAAATTGAAAATATTGATTTTTCTAAACCACATTGGATTTTAGAAAAGGTAGATGGAAGTTTTATAAGGTCAATTATTACTGATGGTAAATTAACTTGGGCTTCCAAAGCAGGAATTACTTTCCTTACACCTATGGTTGAAGAATTTGTAGAAAAAAATAAGCAATATTATACTTTTGCTGCTGTAATGATGAATCATGGTTTAACTCCTATTTTTGAATTTTGTTCTAGAAAAAATAAAATTGTTATTGATCATCCTTTTGATAGATTAGTCCTTTTAGGAATAAGAGATAATATTACAGGTAAATATCATGATTATGAATTATTGCAAGATTTTTCTAGAATGTATAATATTGAACTTGTTAAACAATATTATCTTAATGATCTTTCTCTAACAGAATTATTAGAATTAGCAAAAAAATTAACAAATCAAGAAGGATTTGTTATAAGATTTGAAGATGGAAATATGATTAAGTTAAAAAGTGAAGAATACTGTCTTCTTCATAAATCTAAAGAAGAACTTCATTTTGAAAAAAATGTAGTTTCTATTATTATTGAAGATAAAGCAGATGACTTTCGAGTTCTTCTATCAAAAGAAGATAGAGAAAAATTTGAAGAATTTGAATATAAATTTTGGAAAAATTTCGAAGAATATGTAATGGATATTTATAATTTACATTACATATATAATATTTCTAAAATTTCCAGAAAAGATTTTGCTTTGTTATCTAAAGATTGGAAATATAAATATCATAGATCAATTTTATTTACATTTTTTGATAAAATTGATTTTTCTATTGTTGAAAGTAAAAAAGAATTATTAAATATTCTTAGAAAAAATCTTGGAACACAAACATCAATAGATAAAGTAAGAGAAATTTGGGAAGGTAAAGAAAAATTAAAATGGAATTATTAGAAT